CGGGGGTCCGGTCGAATTTCGACCGGGTTCGGCTCACTCCCCCCCTCTTTCGAGGGTTATAGTGAGTCGTCTGCGGATTAATGCGCCGCAGAGCGCCGCTTAGGCTCTGTCTACGTCGGTACACTATTAGGTACAGTGCACATCCCAACTTCAATGTTGAGAATTGCGTATGTAGGACTACAAGGACTACGATAGAAGTGATGTTCATCATGCACTGACCGCGACTGGCAAGCTCCGTGTCGTATCTCGTTAGAGACATGACCGGTGGCAAGAGAAGTTTTGGTCGGTACACAACTAGTGACCCTCCACAATAAAGGCCCTCCTTCAACGTTCGCGACACCTCCTTAAGAAGGAAGTCTTGCGCAGCGAAGAAATCGAGGACCCTAGCTCTGTCAGTCCAGTTAAGTGCTGATACAGAACCTATGTACTTTCTTGATACGTCCAGCATCGCCGCGGGCCGGTTATCAACCGGTCCGTGATCGAAACTTGAAGAATCCTGTGGATCATGGTCTGGTGACCACGACACAGAAATGTTCACGTCTCTAATCAGTGGCTCGAGTGTGGCCCAGAGTCCCGGAGCAAATAGCATCAAGGGCATCGAAAGGGTAGCCCTTACTAAGTCAGTACCAAACAGTGGGAACCTCATCCAGTTTTGTTTGAGATTCCGCGCTGCTGCGCTCGTTGAATCGAGTGCTCGGCGTGTGTCCACTATCGTTCTTGCGCACAGCGCATAGAAGATATGTTGAGACAACACATCAGGATTGGTGTCTTTGTGGTAGGAAGTGATCCACGCTGCAGCTCTCGCTGCTAACTGGCCACTGCCCCAAAGCCCTCCTGAGGGTCCTAAACTTAGTAAACTTACCAACATCGGAAGGTCCGACGGTGTTTTACGCCGTAAGATCCCGATAAGTTGGATAAGATCCTTCAATCGCATCTGCATAAATCCAAAGTTCTTAGTAATCAGCTCATGGACAATAAGAGGTATAAAACGCAAGTTTCTTACCGTAACGAGTATCAGTCCTGGACCAAGGGGAGAAAACTCTCCAAGGTCTGGATGAATCCATCGCTTCGCAAACTCCAAAGATCCTGTCTCAGACACGAGCGACTTGCTCATGTTGATAGGGACCCCTAGGTACGACATAAGAGAAGAGTAAGCTCCAGCTACCATGGCATCCCTGATGACTATATCGTCACCAAGTAGCGCATAATACGGAAACCAAGCTCTCCATCCTACGCGGTAGGCTGCAACTTGAACTATCACATGATGTGTTAGCGCAAGCATTGCCCAAGAAGAATATGCGCCCATCGGTTGCCCAACGGAATACATTATTTGCTTAGAGCCGAGATACCAAGGGCGCTTCGTAAGAAGCACCCTCCAGGCCTTAGCCCATCTGACACCCATGTCAGACAGAATCTGTACCTGTAGATCAATTGGAAGTCTGTCAGTTGCTGCTGTTAGATCGAACGAGTAAGACGGTCTCCCCTGAGCGATTCTCCCTAACAATTCTAGTGGCCGGGTTTGGTTGTGTGTACCATCCTGCTGAATGTGACGTAAGATCTCGAAGATCCCTTTATGAAGAGGGAGCAAGAGACACTGCGTCCACCAGTCAGTAATGGCAATTACACGAACCTTACCAGCCGCTTCGAAAAGTTTCGAAAGGCGCCCAAGTTTGAACGGCATACATCTAAGATACCACAGTAGAGGAACAACAGGTGCTCCGATAAAGATCAACCCGAAATGCCAGAGCAGCAAGACTCATGATCGCGATGATACTGCTATAGTTATCCATGCCAGCCACACCCGTGGATGGTATAGAAAAGCTAAACAGTCTAATCCGCTTGACCATGTTGCTCTCGGAAAATTGGGACCCGCAGCCTCTGAAAAGAGGTCGGGACGTGCAGGTTTAAGCACTAGTGTTCTTCCCAATAAAGTAATCGCATGACGCACTTCCTCTACAGGTAGTGTGGTAGCCATACCACAGAAGGGGTCCGTAATGGTCCCCAACTTAAGTATTGGTCTACAGCCTATTACTCTATAAACAGAGAATAAGGTCAACGTTATCCTCATGGCAATCCAGCCAGCCGTCTCTCCCTTGGTACGATACCTTGAGATGAGATAGCGAAGCTGAGCCGGTAGAATCAAAGGTAGCCCAGACCGAGCTCTGGCAACTCGTACGCCATTCGCAAGAACGGCATACTTGGTACCAGAGACCCAGTACACCGTAATTCGTGTACACTCTTTTAGATAACTAACCAAGAAACTTGGTCCAGAAGTCTTCCAGAGTCGCACAAAGTTACGATGCAACGGTAGGTAACAGTCATTCCATCTGCCCTTGTGGCCCAAAGCCCAAACTGGCACTCTGAAGTAGGCCTCCATCTCTCTGAGACGGAGCCACCTCTTTGTGCTCATTTGCCTTTTAGCGGAAAGGAAGATAGATTGGATCATGAAAATGGTTCTTTTTGTCTTCTCCCCGGTTTAAGGACATGGTGCGGTGCAGTGACCGAGAGTGCGTGGATCCGCATCCATGTGCCGCTTCACGACATTAGCCATTAACGTGTCAGGTGCAGGTTCCTAACCTGAACTTTGCCGTCACCTACCCATTGAAGGGTACAGATCGGATACACGGGGAGCGAGCATGGCAACTCGGAACTATCTGAACACCATTCTGCTGAATTTCTTCGAACAGAGGAGGGGAGCAGATGTAACGTGCACACAGAGTGTG